ACCGTTCCCCCGGTGATCGTGAAGAACTGCGAGGGCGACGCGCCCAGCCACGCCTCGCCCATGTTTCCCGGCACGATCGAGTAATCGAACGCGCCCAGCGCCGGTTCCACCGGGAAGCTCGCCAATGCCCCTTCCCCGCTGCTGAAGCTCCCGCTGTCCAGCAAATCCTGCGCGATCCCGCTGAAGTGGAATTCTTGATAATCCCCGTTCAACAGGATGTCCATCTGGTCGATAGCCGCCCCGCACAGCAGCCTCTGCACCGCCGTCGCCGGCGACCAGTAGTCGTAGACGCTCACGCTCGGCAGCTCCGTCGCCGGAACGTAAGTGACCGTCGGCGCCACCGCCGCGCCGGCCGCCGGCAGAACCGTGAACGGCGCGTTCAACTGCACGGCGGTCGCACTCGCGATCGCCGCCACGAACCGGATCTCTCCGCCGCAACTGACCGCCTGTCCCGCCGCCAGACCATGCGCCGCCTGAAAAACCAGGCTTCCGGTTCCCGTGCTCGAAGCCACCGTTCCGCCCGCGAATTCCAGCGGCGCGCCGCCCAACGCCGCCTGGAACAGCGGTCCGTACGCCGGACCCGGCAACGTATCGGGCGAGGGCGCGTTGTTGGAAGGCCCCGCCGCCTGCTGCCAGCTCGTCAGAAATGTGCGAACCTCGAAGGCGGTCCGCAGCCTGCCGCCCGCCGGCAGTCCCGGAAACGTCCGGGTGCCGGTCTTGTCCTTCCGCGTGGTAACTTCCAGTTGCTGCGCCACCGCCAGCTTCAAGGCGGGAATCCGGTTCGTCGAGGTGACCGCCGCTACGTTGCCGTAGGCGCTCTCCAATGCCGTGTAGAATCGGTTTGCGTTAGACGAAATGTACGAGGACATGTCAGTTGATACTCACTCCTATCTCGAGGGCGATCTTCGCCGTCTGTATGAAATTCCTGCCGCCATGCTTCACCGCGGCGAACGATACCTCGTATCCGCCTGCGTAGAACATCCCATTGCCCCAATCGCCGCGGCTCGCGCTCAGCGTCTCCGTCACCGCGTCCGTATAGAGTTCCAGAGCGTCCTGAAGACCCTCCAACCGGTCGCTGGAGTGCCGCACCTCCACCATCATCTGGGCCGAGCCGGAGAAGCTCCGGGACTTCTCCTTCAAGGCGTTCACCAGCTTTTCGCAATACACGTTGACCGCCGGATAGTTGACCGTTTCGCTGCGCTCCATCAGGTCTGGAGCCACGTTTTGCGCGCGTACCTGCGCCGGGTCCAGCGTCCCCGCCGAAAGCGCCGCCAGCGTCGCATTGGCGCCCGCCGGCGCGACAATCAGTTGAATAATCCGGTCGCTGATCGCGCTCCCTATCTTCTGTGTCATTAGCCCCTCCGAAGCACTCTTGGAACCGGTTTGATGTAGTTGGGAGTTTGCCCCTGTCCCGCCCGCCGGCCCGTCGTCGCCAGCGTCCCGGGTTGAGTCCAGCTCTGTGCGGTCCCGATCGGCGTCCCATTCTGCCGGAACATCGAATCGGGGCCGCTCCCCAAATACACGTTCCATCCCGCCGCGTTTTTAGGCGGATTGATGGGCTGGACCATCAGTGTTTGGCTGGTTGTCGAGACGGTATTTGGAACCGCGCTCGCCCCCTCGTCGCCGGCTTGGTTGGCCCACGCCATGGTCGCGTAGTAGGTTCCGTCCGGAAGCGGAGTGGATGCGGCCGCCACTGCCGTCAAGGCCGGCATGACGGCCCGGGGGATGGGGTCGAGTACCATCGCGACCCCAATTTGAACCAGCTTCTCGTAAGCCCAGCTCGTCATCGAATGGAATTGGTCCCGCTTGCCCGCATACCGGTCGTTCAACTGGCTGTTGTATGCGTCCGCGTAGACCATCTCCAGGGCGCGGTAGCTATGCCAGAGCCTCAGCGCCGGCGTCACCACCACCCGGCTGACGCTCGGCTGCTGCGAGGGCCACAACGGGTCCGGATAACTCATTCCCGTCAGCAGTACTTCGAGCCCCAGCGCCACTTCTTCCTGCGCCAGAGCCAGCTTTTGCGTCACGTCGATGCTTTCGGCCGCAGAGACGTCCAGCAGTTGCGAATCCTGCGCCGAAAGATCGTCCATGCTCGATACGAGACCGTCCGTAAACAGAGCCATCTCGTTACGCCGTGTCCTTCAGGGAGTCCGCCACTCCCTTCAGCTTGTTGAGCTCGGCCGTCGTCAGCACCGAGAACTGCACCCTGGCCCCCGCCGCTGCCTGGTCGGCTGCCTGTTTCGCCGCGGCCAACGATGCGCGGAACGCCGTCGCTGCCGCGCTCGGGGCCAGACTGGCTTCCCCTTCCACAATCATCTTCGCGGCGATGTCGCGCGTGACCTCCGTCAGCACTCCTGCCTTGCCGCCCTCGGCCGTCTCCAAACTCACGATCACCGGATAAGGCTCCGCGATGCCCGCTTCCGTCGCTCGTATCTTCTGGTAGTAGCTTGTCAGATCCATCTTCTTTCTCCTTTACTTATCGAGGGGACAGACGCCGAGGGGACAGACGAATCTGTCCCAAGGCGCCGCTCTTGCGCCGCGTGGACAGATCCGTCTGTCCCCGATCCCGTGTCTGTCCCCGGTCCCGTGTCCGGTCTGTCCCCGTCCCCTCCTACGTATTCACCTGCACGCCCGAAGTGTTTCTCAACACCGCGCAGCCATACAGCACATCCACCGTGAACTGCTGCGCCAGCGTGTTCGGCTGGTAACTCATCACCACGCGCATGCCGAAGTTGCCCAGCTCCGCGTATTCCGCGATCGCGCCGGTCCCCGGCAGAGGCTGCGGCAGGCGCCGGATCACCAGGCCGATCGCGTCCTTCGTGAACGCCATGTTGTGCGTCGTCACCACCGCCGGCGGCGTCCCCGTCTGCTGCACGAACTGCGAACGGAACACGTAGAAGTCTTTGTACTTCCCTACCGTGCCGTCGATCAGCGCGTTCAAGCCCGCGGCCCCCGCCGTCTGGAACTCCTCGAACAGCGGAATCTGCCGCCACGCCGAATAGGTCGCGGCGTTGACTACGATGTACTTCCTTTCGCTCGGTGGAACCATCGCTTGGAACAGAGTCGTTTCCGCCGCGTCGATGGTCGCTTCCGTGATCGCCGTGCCCGCCGTCCCCACCACGGGGTTCGTGTTGAAACCCGCGTACAGGCTCAGCAGATCGCTTTCGATCTTCTGCGCGATCGCCGCCACCGAAGGCTGCATGTACAGCTTCAGCAGGTCCGGCACTGCCAGCACCCGAACCACGTCCGGTATCTGGAAAGTCGCTTCCGCGTGCGTATTCAGCACGATCGCCGCGTTGTTCAGAGGCGGGTTCTGCGTCAGCACCGCCCCGCCGTTGTTCAGAATGTTGTTCGCCACCATGGTCGGCGGTATCGGGATGTTCACCGTATCGCCGGCGTTCGCCAGCACCGGCTCGTAGTCGCGATTCACAAGGTTCCCCATCACGAGGTTCCCCACCAGCACCGGCAAAGCGTCCGCCGCCACCAGCTTCACAATCGCGTTTGCGACGTTTGTTGAGGTAATTGCTGCCATTCGTTCTCCTATCTATTCTTTCCGCCGGGCCTTTCGGTCCCGTGCTGATTCGTCTTTCACAGCCCCCGTAGGGTCTGCGATGCCACGCGCACGATTTCCTCTCGTACCCGCCGCATCTCTTCCGCGCTCATGCCTGGCCGGATCTGGTCGAGAGACACCGTCTCCCGCCCCTCCGCCGGCGCCTTGAGGGTCGCCGTCATTCCGGTCCCCCCCGCGATACGAGCCGGTAGAAACTCCGGGTTCTCGGCGACGAAGGCCGACAGATACTCCTTCAAACTCACCTGTCCGCTTTCCCCCCGAGCCACCAGCCGCCCGTCTTCCGTCCGCTCGATTTCGTCCTTGACCGCCTTGAACGCAAGGTCGATCTTAGCCACTCCCAGCCGGTGCAGCTCCGCTCGTACCATCGAGCTGCGTTCCGCTTCCTCCGCCAGCTTCCGGCTCTGCTTGTTCTCCGCCACCAGTTCGTTCAGCCTCCGCTCCAGTTGTTCCCGCCGCTTCCGCTCCTCCTCCAGCTCCGCCTTGTGGGCCGGTTCGCTCTTGGCCTGTTCGTTGCTGGCGTACTCCTGGATGGCCTGCCGCACGATCGCCTGCACGTCTATTCCTTCCATAACCCTCCTGTCCTTTCCGTCTGTCCCCTGCTACGCCGTGGAGTGGGCTTTCAGCCTGCCACGCCGGCGTCCGTGCCGGCGTTCTTCTGTGGGGCAGGATGTTATCCTGCGCGCCGGTTGTTTACCGGCGCTCTCTCCGCATGCACCGTGAAATCGCCTCAATCCCCACTCCGCCCCGCCGTCCGTTCCGAGCCGCGAACGTAAGAGCGCCGTTCCCCCCCGCGTCCCCTCAAGCCCCGTCAGGGGCGCTAGAACCTAGCCCAGGGCGTAAGCCCTGTGGTATCCGTCCGGCAACGCGCCAGCCCTGTAAGGGCGTAAGGCACTCCCGTCTGCCCCCTACTCCCCGTACTTCATCCCGTCGATCTCCTCCGCCACCTGGTTCTTAACCTCCTGCCGCGCATCGCACAAATACTTGAACGCCAAATTCTTGAACACCTGCTTCTTCAGCGTCTCCGACCCGATTCCCAAATCCAGCAGCTTCTTCGCGTCGTCCAACTCCCCGCTGTAATCGTCGATATCGAATTCGTCCAGCCCCGCTACGTCGATCGTCACTCCGTCCTGCCGCGCCGCCCCAATCGCCCGCAGCACCTGCTTCATGCTTTCCTTCACCGCGTCTCCATACGCCCGCAGTACCTCCTGCGTCACGCTGAAGTCCCTCTGCTTGCTGATGCCGGAAATCCGCAGATCCCCTCCGCTCGGCGTTCCGGCTTGGTTCATCAGATAGCAAACCCGGTAAATTTCGTCCTTGAGCTGAACCAGGTTGTCCGCCGCAATCTGATAAACCTTCCCCTCCGGCTCCGTCCACCCGAAGCGGTCCTGCGGCCCCAGTTGGATGTAGTACGACTCCCCTACAATCTGGTTCCATTCCCGATCCGAATACACCACCGGAGTCGCGAACAGCCCCATCGTCAGCGCCCACGCCAGCGCGTTCGACTTATTGAAATGCTCCAGTTGCAGCAGCGCCGCCTTGTTGGTCAGCCACAGCCCCTCCGATACCTGCATCCGGAACAAGGGCACCCGCCGCAGCGCCGCCAGCCCGTGCTGCCCTTCGTCCACCAGCTCCACCGGGCTTGCTTCGCCTGCCTTCCGGTAGATCTGGAAGTTCTCGCGGTCGTAG